CGGGCAACGTCATCGAAGGTACGCCGCTTGCGTCGTTGCCTAAGATGACGCCCGCAAAAGTGGAAGAATACAAGTTCTTCAACATTCACACCGTCGAACAGTTGGCCGAAGCGGCAGATGCGGTCGGACAGAAGTTCTTTGGGTTTCAAGAAGACAAGCGTGCGGCAAAAGCGTTTATTGAGTTTGCCAAAGGCAACGCGCCGATTGAAAAGATGAACGCTGAATTGAAAGAGCGTGACGCAAAGATTGAAGAGATGCAGGCGCAGATTGAAGCCCTGACAAAGTTGATGAACTCCAAGGGTAAGTCCAAACAGTCTGAGGAGTAATAAAAGGAATGGCCTACCAGATCATCGACGATTCAACCCTTTCTGCAATCGTCCAAAACGTCGCGGGTCTGGTAGGTTTTCCCACCCCCGCTGATCCAGCGGGTGACACTGACCCTGCTGTGCAACAAATGGTGCAGGCCGTTAACTTGGCCGGCATTGACTTGTTGTCGATTGCTGACTGGCAGGAACTGACAAAGCCGTATTCGATTAGCATCACGGCGGACTCGCCTGGGCAGTCTGAAAAAGCCTTCGATTTGCCCGAAGACTTTTATTCGTTCCTTGACCAGACGCAGTGGAATAGCACGATGCAGTGGCCGGCTATTGGGCCGGTCAGCCCGCAGATGTGGCAGCAGCTGCTAATTCGGCAGACGCTGCCCACCTTGTCGTTTTACTGGCAGGTGCGCGACAATCAAATCTATATCTTGTCGCCACCCACGTCCACCCAGACTCTGACGTTTTATTACCAGTCGGTCGCTTGGGTGCGCGATCAGGATAACGCTTCGCTGTACAAGAATCGGGCAACTAAAAACGGTGACGTAATTCTGTTGGATTCGTACCTGACGACGTTGCTGACTCGCGTTAAATGGCTGGAAATTAAGGGGCTTGATTCGTCGTCCGCGATGCGCGACTTCCAAGTCAACTACGAAAATCGCAAGGGCAACGAAAAAGGCGCGAACGTGCTTTCGATGGTGCGCATGTCGCGTTTTCCGTACATCCAACCGTTGACTAACACGCCTGACACGGGGTACGGCTCCTAATGCCTTTAGTGCCTGTCAAGCAATTTAAGCAGCCGAGAGTATCGGCGGCTGCGCGTGTAGCGCAGCCATTCATCATGCCTGCCCCAACGGGTGGTCTAAACTATCGCGACCCGATTAGCAACATGTCGCCCAACGACGCGTTGGTACTGGATAACTTTATCCCGACGCAAACGGGCGTGCAGTTACGAAAAGGCTGGAAGTACACATCGTCCACGGTGTCGCTGCCGATTCGATCAATTTTTACGTTTAACGCGCCTGACCCGACAGACAACACAATTTTTGCTGCAGCCGGTGGCAACATCTACGACGTAACAGGCAGCACGCCTGTGCAGGTCGTGACCGGCACGTCGTCTGAAAACGACCAATGGTCTGTCACGCAGTTTTCGACCAACGCGGACATGTTTTTGCTCGCCGTGTCGCCTGGCGCGGGTTACTGGACGTACGACACAACAAACGGCTGGGTAAATCAGACGCCGACTAACTTGCCGACTGACCTTACTTCGGTTGCGGTATGGAAGCGGCGCGTGTGGTTTACCGAAAAAGAAAGTTCCAAAGTGTGGTACTTGGACACGGTCGATGCTATTACTGGCACGGCAGTGTCCTTTGAAATGGGTTCGCTGTTACGCAACGGCGGCTTTGTGCGCGGCTTAATTAACTGGACGCTTGATGCGGGCGTGGGCGTCGATGACCACCTAGTGGTGGTTGGTTCGCAAGGCGACGTAGGCGTATGGCAAGGCACTGATCCGTCCGACGCTGCAACCTTCAGGCTGCAAGGCGTTTGGTATGTTGGCCCCGTGCCGACTTATGGCCGCTTTTTCACAGGCTATGGCGGCGACGTAATGATTGTGTCGACGCTGGGCCTTGTGCCGGTGTCGCGATTGGTCAATGGACAGTTCAGCGAAATTCAGCCTGGGCCATCGCAAAAAATTCAATCCGTTTTGGTTCCGCTTGTTTCGCAGCTTAAAGACGAACTGTCGTGGGACGTGTTTGTCGTACCTGATTCAGACGTGTTGGTCATCAAACTTCCCGAAAACGCGGGCGTGTATCAGCAGTTTGCAATGAACGTCAACACGGGTTCGTGGTGTACGTTTTCCGGTATGTTAATGGCGTGCTGTGCATTGCTTAATGGGCAGTTGTACTTTGGCACCGAAGATGGCCGCGTAGCGCGTGGATTGTTTGGTACGGCGGACGGCGTCGAAACAGATGGCAGCGGCGCAAACGCTATCGAAGGCGATGTGCAGACTGCATTTAATGCGTTTGACACGCCTGCACAGTTGAAAAAGTTTGGTTTGGCGCGACCAATTTTTATTGCGCCAGCAGCACCTTCGGTCAAGGTGCAGGTCAATACGCAGTTTACGTTTGCAAACACGGCAGGCTCGCCGTCTTTTTCGGAAACAGTGGATTCGCGCTGGAACCAGTCGAACTGGAACGTGGCGCGTTGGGTGGGCAGCAACAATAGTTATCAGGCGTGGATTGGCACAACTGGACTTGGCTACTACGGCTCGCTGCGTATGCGCGTGCGTGGCCTGTCAGGGACAATCTTTACATCTGCGCACATGATGACTGAGTTGGGTGGGGTCATCTAATGGCGGAAGGCTACAAAAGCGCACTAATTGCTTCGTTGCGCGGCGATGCCCCGCAAGGCCCGCTCATGGGCAGTGGAGTTAGTCCGTTGACGTTTGACTGGATGAGGAACAACGGCGTACCGCTCAGTTTTGAAGCGCGTCGAATGGCGTTGCTTAATCCAGAGCGTTTAGCGCTGCCGCTTCCGGCTACGCGTCCGATGCCCACTGGCGGTTATGAAGACGGGCCAATCCCGCCAGAAGTTGACCCAAACGAACCTGACCTTGGCCTGCCGCCAGCGCTGGAAGAGCCGCAAGTGGTAAGTGATGGTGGAGCGGGAGATGCCCCCATGCCGCCCCCACCGCCGGAGCCGGAGCCGGAAATTCCTTATGTGCCGGAGGAAGAGGAACAGGAAGAAGAGGAAGAACCGCCAACGGCAATTATTGTTGAACCAGTAAACCCTGGCGACGACATTTTCGTCAATGAGCCGGATTTAGGTGTGCCGGATTACGAGGAAGTAATTGAAAACTTACCTCCTCCACC